TACGTTCCACGTGGAACAATCAGGAGCGCGTAGACTTTGGTGCGCACGTTTCCGGCAGCATCGACGGGATTATCGAGTCTGGCGTGCCGGAAGCGCCCAAGAAGCGCCACATTGCAGAGTTTAAGACGCACAGCGCTAAGTCATTTGCCGACTTAGAGAAGAACGGTGTCGAGAAGTCCAAGCCCCAGCACTGGGTCCAGATGCAGCTTTACATGCACGGCACCAAGATCGACCGCGCGCTGTATCTGGCCGTCTGCAAGGACGATGACCGCATCTACACCGAGCGCGTGACCTACGACAAGGCAGCAGCCAAGAAATACATCGAACGCGGCCGCAGGCTGGCGCTGTCCGACCGCATGCCTGAGCCGATCAGCACAGATCCGAGCTGGTACCAGTGCAAGTTTTGCGAAGCGCACGAGTTCTGCCACAAGACCAAGACTACTGAGCATGTGAACTGCCGCACCTGCGCCCACGCTACGGCCAAGGAGGACAGCACCTGGCGCTGCGAGCGCCACAACGCAGACGGCATTCCGGTCGAGTTTCAGCGCGAAGCCTGCGAGAGCCATGTGCTGCATCCAGACTTGGTGCCGTGGAAGATGAAAGACAGTTCCTGGCCGTGGTTTGCGGTTTACGAGATTGATGGCCATGACGTTGCCAATGGTGAAGGAGACGCGCATGTCTACACCAGCCGCGAGATTCTGGCCAACCCAAAGATGTGCAGCATTGGAGACAAGTATGTCGAGGAGCTGCGCGAGACTTTTGATGCGAGGATTGTGGGGTGAAAAAGCTGCGTGTTTTGGTGGCTTGTGAATACTCTGGCCGTGTTCGAGATGCATTCATCGGGGGGGGGGTGGCAGAAGCGATGAGTTGTGATTTGCTGCCAACAGATGCGCCAGGGCCACACTATCAAGGTGATGTTTTTGATGTCATAGATTACCCGTGGGATTTGATGATTGCGCATCCTCCATGCACTGATTTATCGGTGTCTGGTGCAAGGCATTTTGAGGCCAAAAGAATGATTGGACGCCAACAAGCAAGCGCTTCATTTTTCATGGCGTTGCACAGACGCGCCGAACACATCCCAATGATTGCCATTGAAAATCCGGTGTGCATCATGTCCAGCTTGTGGCGCAAGCCTGACCAGATCATTCAGCCGTGGATGTTCGGGCATGGAGAAACGAAAGCAACATGCCTGTGGCTGAAAGGTCTTCCTCACCTCAAGCCGACAAACGTGGTGGAAGGCCGCGAACAACGCATCCATTTTATGCCACCAAGTGAAGATCGCTGGAAACTTCGCAGCGAAACCTATGAAGGAATTGCCAAGGCAATGGCAGATCAATGGGGTAAATTGCCGTGTTGAGAGAATACCAACAGCGCACCATCGACCAACTCTATGCCTGGTTCGAGGCCGGCCACCACGGAAATCCATGTTTAGTGCTGCCGACCGGCTCAGGCAAGAGCCACATCGTTGCCGCCCTGTGCAAGGACGCCCTGCAGAACTGGCCAGAGACGCGCGTGCTGATGTTGACGCACGTTAAGGAACTAATTGAGCAGAACGCCGAGAAGATGCGCCTGCATTGGCCAGGCGCTCCGATGGGCATTTACAGCGCCAGCATCGGCAAGAAGCAGCTCGGTGAGCCGATCACCTTTGCCGGCATCCAGTCAGTGCGCAGCAAGGCGAATGAACTTGGCCACATCGACCTGGTGATTATCGATGAGTGCCACCTGGTCAACCACAAGGACGAAGGAGGCTACCGCAAGCTGCTGGGCGAGCTGAAGGCCATCAACCCTGCGCTGCGGGTGGTTGGGTGTACCGCTACGCCTTACAGGCTCGGCCACGGCCTGATTACTGACAAGCCTGCGCTGTTCGACGACCTGATCGAGCCGGTCAGCATCGAGGAGCTGGTATTCAAGAACTACCTGGCACCGCTACGCAGCAAGGTCACCAAGGCCAAGCTGGACACCTCTGGCGTCCACAAGCGTGGCGGGGAGTTCATAGAGGCCGAGCTGCAGGCCGCCGTTGATACCAAAGACAACAACCAGCGCGTGGTGCGTGAGGTCATAGATCTGGCAGGCGAGCGTAAAGCCTGGCTGGTGTTTTGCACAGGCGTCAAGCACGCCCACCATGTAGCCGATGTCCTGCGTCAACACGGCATCGCGGCCGACTGCGTGACTGGCGAGACTCCGAAGAAGCAGCGCGAGCAGATGCTGGCCGACTTCAAGACTGGCCGGCTGCGCGCCCTGACCAATGCCAACGTGCTGACCACCGGCTTTGATTACCCTGACATCGACCTGATCGCCATGCTGCGCCCGACAATGAGCGCGAGCCTTTATGTGCAGATGGCCGGCCGTGGCATGCGTGTTAAAAGTCACACTGACCACTGCCTGGTGCTTGATTTTGCTGGCGTGGTGGCTACGCATGGACCGATCACTGCCGTGCAGCCGCCCAAGAAGGCCGGAGAAGGCAACGGTGAAGCGCCAGTGAAGGTCTGCGACAATTGCGGGGAGTTGTGCGCCATTGCAGCGCGTGTGTGCTCGGCATGTGGGAACCCTTTTCCTGAGCCTGAGAAGCGCAAGCTGGAGCTGCGCCAAGACGATATTATGGGCTTGGAAGGCACCGATTTAGATGTCACAGGCTGGACCTGGCGCAAGCATGTTAGCCGCGCCAGCGGCAAAGAGATGATCGCAGTGACCTACTACGGTGGCCTGAGTGATCCGGCCATCACAGAGTACCTACCGATCATGCACGATGGCTACGCCGGCCAGAAGGCCATGCAGCAGCTCGTGGCAATGGCTAAACATGGCCAGATCGCGCCAGGAGGTCTTAACGTCCAGACGCTGGAGGAGATGGTCGCCAACCTCAACCAGACGCAGCCACCGCGCAGCATCGAGTTCAAGCGCGATGGCAAGTTTTTCAGAGTAATGAGACGGAGATGGCATGATACGGATTCCGACAGAAGATCATGAGCAGATGATGGTGGTTCAGTGGTTCAGACGCACCTATCCTGAAGTTCGGATTTTCTCTGTGCCAAATGGTGGTCATCGGCATCCTGCTGTCGCTGCAAAGATGAAGGCCACTGGGGTAGTCAAAGGCGTGCCGGATCTGTTCGTGCCGGCCTGGCGTCTGTGGATTGAGATGAAGCGCGTTAAAGGCGGCAGCCTAAGCCCAGAGCAAAAGGATTGGATAAAATACTTGGAAAGTGTGGAATACTGTTGTATAGTGGGAAAAGGTGCGGATGATGCAAAGCAGCAAATTAGTGCCTTTTTCAACAAACTCAATGACACACCATGACCACAGAGAAAACAAAAGACCGATACATTACGATCCGTTTGCCGGCTGACGTTGAGCTGGCGCTGCGCCGTCAGGCAGAGACAGACACCAGAACGCTGGCCGCCCAAGTGTTGCACTACATCAAAAAAGGACTAGAAAAAAATATTTGAAAAATATATTGCAAACGTGGGAAATCGTGGTAAGATGCAGTCATCGCAACCAACCAGCAAGGAGCTGACCGTGAGCAAACTGATCGAAGCATTCCGCAAGTGTCCGACACCCAGCAACAGGGCCAAACTGCAGGCATACCTGCAAAAGCACATGATGGCCTTGTGCATGGCAACGGAAGAAGAGGTTGCATTCCTGAAGGCCCATGAGTTCAAACTATAAGGAGCGCGTCATGCAGAAAAAACAAAAGACCAAGCCGGTTGGGCTGCTTGATCCTAAATGGCGATATGTGCCTGCAGTATCCACCGACATCCTTGCGCGCTTTCGCGCGATGGGCTGGGTGCCACCTTCGGAGGCTAAAAATGCAAAAACTGTTTGATATAGGATTGATTTGCGCCATTGGATTAATCAGCGCAATCGTGCTTATGGAGTGGTTCTCAGGCTGTGGCGAGACCTACATCGACTCCAAAGGCGTGCGCCACGCCAATGAGTGCGTGTTTAAGCGTTAAAGAAGTGCTGCCTCGGATTGTCGCCTTCTGACCAGTCCTGGCAGCACTTTTCCGCCACCGTAGACCCACCTTAACAACTCAGTTTTTGCGGAACCCCAATCCTGCACATCTACGCGCCTGCGCAGCGTGCTGGACCGATACCTGGCCACGCCAAGGTTGTAGGCAAAGTCCGTAATGGCTCCAAGTGCCACAGGACGCGCCAGGAGGCTCGGAGAAGCGTTCAAGACGCCTGCCAAGTAGTTGTGCCTCAGTTCGTGCAAAAGCCACGCCTCAGCCGTTTCCTTGGGGATTGGCGGGTGCTCCATTGTCACCTTGGTGCCGTCAGGCTTC